TAGCAACACAGAGGAGAACTACCATGAGAATCACACAAGCACACTTAGAAAACCTGACAGAATGGCTCAACCACGAGAAGGGATACCCTGCTGTTGCGTGGATCAGAGACGAGGACGGACACCATCAGGCTCAGCCGTTGCACGTCTACGCTCAGCGGTCTTGCGGTGGTTGGTCGGTGCTACAGATGGTCAACACAGGAGGCGGTGTACGCTGTCTCAACTCAGGTACAGCACGGGAGGTCTACGAGTTCCTGCGTGGAATGCAGGAGGCTCTATTTCTCGACAACTTCCAAGAGAGACTACAAGCGAGGGAGGCTGTATGAAAGCAACACGACAGGCACAGCTAGGGTACTACCAAGCGGGGCGAGAGCCCCCGATGATATACGAGGACGAGTTGCTGTACGTCTGTTGGTCTGAGTTTGAGGGCTTCAGGGTGTTCGACAGGATCGACGACAGACTGGTTGAAACTTTCGTTGTTGGCGGTTTACAATACGATGAAGCCAAGGCGATAGCTAAGGCGTACACAGAGGACTACTACGATGACTGACCATGAGCAACAGTACGACCCACAGCTTGAGTGGGTCATTGAGGAGGTGATATTCGCTATCACCCAACAGAAACAGACCGACGCTGTCTGGTTTGACGTCTACGAGACGATCACAGGCTCGACAGCCGATGAGGCTTGGGACGAATACCAACTGCAACAGCGAATGGATGCAGAGGGCGAGGCACGGTTTGAACAGGAGCAATACGATGCTGAAACGTATACACGTTAATCAACACAACATCAGGTCTAACGCCAAGGGCGAGGACTTGCCAGTCTTCACGGTCAAGACCTACAACGAGAACCTCAAGGGCGAGCGTGTCGTCATCAAGGGCGACTCTGAACTGGTCTACAGTCCTGACAAACCGCTCTCATGTGGTGCTAAGGTCTGGATTGAGACCACAGCAGACGTTGAGGTCTCCTTTGGAAACTGGAGGGTCACGAGGTGAACAAAGTACCTCCCGTTGAGCGTGACTTACTGACTGGAGGGCTGACTTTTGAGTCAGCGAGTCGATGGTGTCAATTTCTCGCTGAGGAGTTTGATTGGCAGGGCAATAGGTCACTATCAGAATATTATAAACGTCGCTCACAGGAGCTCTCAAGGGCTCCTACGGGCTCTTTGCATGACCGTCGGCTAGAGGAGGCCATTAAATCATGGAAACGCTAACGTTTAACGATTGGGCCGCATTGCTCATCATGACTGGGTCGCTTGCGGCAGTCTTCGGTGGACTTATAGGGTGGGTTATCTTTGGAAATAACGATGATTGAACTATTCATTGCGGCTCTCATGGCTGTCGGGGTTTATGAGTTTATAAGGAGGTTATGGAAATGAGATGCAGGGCTTGTGATTGTGAGCTTAACGACTACGAAAGCACACGAAAGGACTACAGGGGTGAATACACCGATCTATGTTCCGGTTGTATTCTGTCTGTACGGGATACGGTACGAGAGCTCGACGAGCCAGTATTTAAGGAGGTCTGCGTTAATTACGAGAAAGACCTTGAGGACTCTGAGGAGTTCTGATATACTCTTAAGTATACCAAGGAATATTGTTATGGTATTTTTAAAAACACCCAAGACACTTAGGAAAAACCTAAGAACGAACATAAAGAAAACCAACCAGAAAAAACTTAAGGTTGAAAAGTTGTCGATGAAAGAATACATTGAGGAGGTGTCGTCATGTTGACTAATGTCTCAACAGCGATTATACTAATGGAATTACGGAACAGAGTCTTTGACCAGATTGAAGACCCTGAGCCGCAATACGATGTTTGTCTGTCTAAATTGTCAGGCAAGCGTCTTTTAGAACTAGGTGCGGTCTTACAAAATATCCGCATAGCAACACCAGAACCTGAGGAGGTCTGATAATGTCAGTAGTAAATGGAACAGTGGCTTTCGCCAACCTTGACTCTCACGAGGTATTTAACGGTCAATCGACTGGTAAGTATTCTGTCGTCTTAACCATCGACGATCCAACAGAGGCTCAGAAGCTAGAGGCTGAGGGCATCAAGATCAAGGAGTACAAGAACACTCCACAACGTAAGTTCACAACAAAGTTTGAGGACTTCCCTGTCATCGACAACGACGGTGAGCCAGTAAGCCGCTCCTCTGTTCGCTACGGTGACAAGGTGCGTATCAAGTACAACCTAGGTGCACCACACCCTATCCACGGGTGCACACCGTATATGCAAGCCATTCGTGTGGTCGAGAAGGGAGAGCAGAGCATTGGGGACGATGACGGAGAGTTCTGAGTTCCTAGGCCATACTGAGTGCCACAAGTGCGGGAGCAGTGATGCTCTCGCTACTTACTCAGATGGTCATGGGTATTGTTTTTCGTGTTTTACACACTATAAGGAGGTTGACGGAGTGGAAGCCACTAACGTAGTCAACTACAATAAACCAGTCGAGATGTACGGGACGCCTATGGCGATTACTGCCCGTCGTATCTCACTAGACACCGTGAAACGCTACGGTGTCACCTGTGACGATACCAAGCAGTATTACCCGTACTACGACAACAGCGGCAAACTGATCGGCTCCAAGGTTCGCACAGTCGAAACCAAGGAGTTCAGCACCCGTGGCGATATGCGTCACAATACACTGTTCGGTCAGCAGTTGTTCAAGACAGGTGGACGCTACATCACAGTCGTTGAGGGAGAGCTCGACGCACTGGCGGCCTTTGAGATGCTAGGCTCACGCTATCCCGTGGTCTCAGTATCCAAGGGTGCCGGTGGTGCAGTGAAGGACTTCAAAAGCAACCTTGAGTATCTTGAGGGCTTTGAGAATGTCGTCATCTGTTTTGACAATGATCCTGCGGGTCGTGAGGCGGCAGAGAAGTGTGCACAGATACTCAGCCCTAACAAGGCTAAGATCGTCGCTCTAACGGAGTTTAAAGACGCTTCGGATTACCTCACGAACAATAAAGTCCGGTTGTTCTCGTCTGAATGGTGGGAAGCTAAAGCGTACCGGATGACAGGTGTCATTACACTTGAGGACGCTTGGGGTGACTTCATCAAGCGAGGCACTGAGGAGATCATTCCGTTCCCTGAGAGCTTCGGTATGTTGAACTCAATGCTGAACGGAGGTATTGCCGCCGGAGAGATTACAGTCATCGGTGCACTCACGTCAGTTGGTAAGACCACGATGGTCAACGAGATTGCCTATCACTTCTGGAAGAACACGACCAAAACTATCGGCTGTGCATTCCTTGAGGCATCTAACGGTGAGGCAGTCGAGAACCTCTTGACGATCCACACAGGACACAATTTGTCGCTTGAGGATCGTAAGAACATCGACTTCAGTGCACTACGCTCTGACATCATCACAGACGGTCGCATCTTGCTACTCGATCACAACGGTGCAGTAGACACCGATGAGTTGTTCTTGAAGCTCCGTGCGATGGTCAAGGGCAATGGCTGTGACGTTCTCATCATCGACCCATTACAGGCCGCTGTAACGAGCAACAGCAACGAGACCATAGACGAGTTTATGGATCGACTTCTCAAGCTCGCCAAGGAGACCGATGTGTCAGTGATTATTGTCAGTCATATGCGGAAGCCTAGCTTGACTAATCCTCATAATGTCAACGAATACGATCTGAAGGGCTCAGGCTCGATTAATCAGATTGCATTCAATACGATTCTCTTGAGTCGTGACAAGATGGCGGAGGACGAGTACGCACGGAACTCAACGCAAGTGCAGGTTGTCAAGTGTCGTCGTACAGGCATCACCGGGTCAGCAGGTTGGTTGTATTATAACGGCTTAACTGGTAGACTAGAACGTGGTGAGAAGCCAGAAGTACACGAAGCAAATACAATCGAGGAGTTCTGATGCGTTGCGTTTGGGATATTGAAACAGACGGCCTGAAGCCATCTATCATCTGGTGCTTGTGCGCTATCAAGGGTGACAAGATGTATACGCTTGAGATGCCGACTAAAGAAATGGTTGAGGAGTTGTTCTCTGATGTAACTGAACACGTCGGACACAACATCATTAACTATGATATCCCTGCGGTCGAGCGTTTACTAGGTGTGTCGATCAAAGGCCAAATTACCGACACGTTAGTGATGTCACGTTTATACAACCCACAGTTGGACGGCGGTCACTCATTAGCCTCATGGGGCGAGAGACTTAAGTTCCCTAAAGGAGATTATCATGATTGGTCTGCGCTTACGCCAGAAATGGTGGAGTATTGTCAGCAGGACGTTAGGGTTACTGAACGAGTTCTTGAGGTACTCATCAAAGAGCTTAGTGAATTTGGAGATCACAGCATTACTCTTGAGCACGACGTACAGTGTGCAATTAGTAAGCAAATCAACAACGGGTGGTTGCTCGACGAAAGAAAAGCCACAGATTTAGTAGCACAACTACAGGAGAAGCAGAATGAAATTGAAGAACAAGTGCACAAAGCGTTTACGCCTTTACCTACGTTCGTTAAAGAGATCGTACCCAAGCTCAAGAAAGATGGAAGCCTATCAGCAGTTGGCCTTAAGTTCCTTGGTGACAAATGGACTCAAGTAGGTGGGCCGTTCTCTCGCATTGACTGGCCTGAGTTCAACCTAGGATCTCGTCAGCAGATCGGGAGGTATCTTCGGCTCTTTGGTTGGAAGCCTGAGAAGTTTACGGAGACTGGTCAAGCTATTGTTGACGAGAAGACTCTGGAAACAGTTACGGACATACCTGAAGCACAACTCATTGCTGAGTATCTTATGGTGGGCAAGCGGATTGCACAGGTTCAATCGTGGCTTGAAGCCGTCGAGGATGACGGTAGAGTCCGTGGACAGGTCAACGCCATCGGGGCGGTCACAGGACGTATGACACACAGTAAGCCGAATATGGCCCAGGTTCCCGCTGTTGGAGCACCATACGGTTACGAATGTCGTGCGTGTTGGATTGTACCTGAGGGATACAAGCTCGTTGGTATTGATGCCAGTGGGTTGGAACTTAGGATGCTTGCCGCAATGATGAAAGACCCTGAGTACACTGATGAGGTCGTTAATGGTGACATTCATACTAAGAACATGAATGCCGCAGGTCTTAAGGAACGACCACAGGCCAAGACGTTCATCTATGCTTTCCTCTATGGGGCGGGTGACGCTAAAATTGGCTCGATTGTTGGAGGATCTGCACGAGACGGACAGAAGCTCAAGCAGAAGTTCCTAGACAATACCCCGGCTCTCGCAGAGTTGCGTGAGAAGGTCACTATCGCATCACAACGAGGCTACCTCAAGGGACTCGACGGTCGTCGTCTCTGGGTTCGTTCAGAACACGCAAGCCTCAACACACTGCTTCAGGGTGCAGGTGCTGTAGTCATGAAGAAAGCATTGCAGATATTTGAACAGTACGCTCCGAAGTGGAAGCTAGACTACAAGCTCCTTGGGTCTATCCACGACGAGTATCAGATTGAAGCAAGAGAAGATCAAGCAGACAAGGTTGGTTACCTGATGGTCGAGTCTATCAAGGCCGCAGGAATCCAACTGGGTCTTGAGTGCCCACTCGACGGAGAATATAAAGTTGGAAATAATTGGGCAGAGACACACTAATGTGTTATACTATTATGAATATTAAGGAGACACCTATGTTACCTAGCATTTACAACATTGAAGATTTTGAAGAGTTCTTGTCAGAATGTGCTATCGGCACTGAAAAGATTCAGCACCTGACTGACTATGTTCGTCGCTTAGAGCAACGCAATCGTTATCAGTCTCGTCGTCTTGAGACAGCGGCTAACCTAATCGGTCACCAGACGATCACAGAATGTATGATTGAGGAAGATCATGAGTAAATCAATTCAGACGTTAGTCAGCGACATCTACAAGCTGATGGAAGACCGCAACACACCGAAAGATGTGGATGTGGATGCAGAAATTGACCGCTTCGGTGAGGCAATGAAAGCCTTGATGAAAAAAGAGTTCAAGCCTTCAGCTTTTGGTGATGGTCGTAAGCTACGCCTGAGTGCCATCGGTAAGGATGACCGACAGCTTTGGTACAGTGCGAACAAGTACACGAAAGAGAAACTTCAGCCACATACCTACATTAAGTTTATGTACGGTCATATGCTTGAGGAGTTCGTTTTGTTCTTGACTCGGATGGCAGGACACACAGTCGAAGACGAACAGAAAGCCTGTGAGGTCGAAGGTGTCCGTGGTTCTATGGATGCTCGTATTGATGGCCGCTTAGTTGATATCAAGTCAACTTCAAGCTACGCCTTCAAGAAGTTCAAGGACGCTACGCTTGCGTATGACGATCCGTTTGGTTACGTTGCTCAGTTGAAAGCCTATGCTCACTCTGAGGGCGACACCAAGTACGGTTGGATTGCGATTGACAAGCAGAATGGCACCTTGTGTTACCTTGAGTATGACGAGGAAGACACACAGGCACCAGTGCACTCTGTGTTGAACTACGACATCGCTGAGCGAGTACGTCATGTAAAAAAGCTAATCGAGCTACCGGAGCCACCGGCGTTTTGTTACGAGCCCGTTGCCGATGGGAAGTCTGGAAACGAAAAGCTCACTACCTCTTGCTCGTACTGCGCTTACAAGCACCACTGCTACCCGTCCTTAAGAGGATTTGCTTATTCTGGTGGTATAAGGTTTTTGACAACCGTAGTGAACGAGCCTAATGTGCCTGAGATCACTTTGGATAAGCCCAGTGGATGATTTGTTTGGTGATCTTCCTGTCCAAGAACCTAAGGATGGGAAGGCTTGTGTCAAGTGTGGCATCAAGCAACCTGAAGAACACTTTAGGATGGCTTGCGGGGCTAACTACCGACGCACTGAGTGTCGCACTTGTGAAACCAAATCAGATAGGCTTAAGCGTCGACTGAAAGAAGAAAACGAGAAGCCTGATGAGAACTACGAATGTCCTATCTGTGGTACAAAACACAAGGACATCTCCTACGCAGGACGTGGCACAGGTCTGGTCTTAGATCACTGTCACGAGACAGAGGAATTTAGAGGGTGGTTGTGTGATTATTGCAACCGTGGGTTAGGGGCATTCAACGACAGCCTTGAGAGGCTACAGAATGCAATAGAATACTTGAGGACAAACAATGGCAAAGAAGAAGGGTAAACCCCCAAAAGGATATGACAGTTGGTTTGAATATGAACTGCATCAGGGTGTTCTTAAGGATTGCAAATACCATACAAATGCTGTAGAATATACTCAGACTAAAATGTATGAGCCTGACTTCTTAGTCGGGGACTTCCTGATAGAAGCCAAGGGTCGCTTCAGGGACTCTGAAGAAGCACGTAAGTATGTTGACATACGAAAGAGTTTAATTTGTCAAGAACTGGTGTTTGTGTTTTATCACCCAGACACCCCAATGCCAAGAGCAAGGAGACGAAATGATGGGACTAAGTTCACAATGGCTGAATGGGCTGACAAGAATGGTTTTAGGTACTACACTGTCGAGACCATTACTGAACTTCTTAAGGAAGCGAAAGTATGCTAACATTTATCGACGTGTGTGACCGTTTGAAACAGCAAGACGAAATCAGTGTCCTTGAGGTGCTTGAGATCACCTCAGAGGAACTGGTAGATCGTTTCCAAGACAAGATAGAGAACAAGTTAGATTACTTTGTAGAGGATTTAGAAGATGAGTCGTAGATTTGATAGTGTTTTTGAAGACGAAGATGACAAAGCGTATATGACGTTTGAATTTCGTAACTGCGGTAAGACAGTCACACTCAATAATAAGTATGACTATGCTGTAACGTGGGACGAAATACTGCAGGATGTCGTACAGTGCCTTGAGGGTTCCTATGGCTACTCATTTAACTTAGATGACTTGAGCATCTACAAGAGGGCCGATGATGAGTGATTTGACTGAGATGGCACGAACGTATCAACTTGGTGGTAGTCACTACACAGACAAGAAGATACAGCCTTGGGACGCTATGGAAGAATGGATGACCGAAGAGCAGTTCAAGGGATTTATTTTAGGTAATGTTATCAAATATATGGCACGGTTTCAGGATAAGGGTGGCAAGTTAGACTTGCAAAAGGCCAAACACTACCTAGACAAACTCATAGAAATATGGTAAAATAATAGGTTCCGCCCAATTAAAAATGAGGTACAAAAAACCAATGACAAACTACCTAGGGATAACGATTGATGTTACAAGAGACTTTCGCCTCAGTGACCAAGCGACTACGCTTATGCGTGACTACTATATGCTCAGCAGTGAACAATCGCCCCAAGAGGCTTTTGCTCGTGCTAGTGTGGCCTATTGTGGCGGTGATCTTGATTTTGCACAAAGGATATATGACTATGCTAGCAAAGGTTGGTTCATGTTTGCGAGCCCTGTGCTCAGCAATGCCCCAGAACCGAATGGAAAGATTAGTGGGTTGCCTATTAGCTGTTTCCTTACTTATGTGGGGGACAATCTTGATAGCCTTATTGAACATAATGGTGAAGTAGCGTGGCTTTCCGTAAAGGGCGGTGGTGTGGGTGGGCACTGGGGACACGTCAGAGGGATCAGCGACAAAGCCCCCGGCCCGATCCCATTCATGAAAGTAGTGGACGCTCAGATGACAGCGTACAAGCAGGGGAAGACACGGAAGGGAAGCTATGCGGCGTACCTAGACGTAAGCCATCCTGATATTGAAGAGTTCATCAACTTTAAAGTAGCGACAGGTGGTGACATCAATCGCAAATGTTTTAATCTTTTTAACGCAGTGAACCTCACTGATGAATTTATGGAGAGTGTAATCAATGACACAGAATGGAACCTTATCGACCCAAGTACAGGAATTGTTAGAGATACAGTCCAAGCTCGTAAGCTGTGGCAACGAATCCTTGAAGCTCGCTTCAGAACTGGCAGTCCTTACCTTAACTTTATCGACACAGCCAGACGAGGCTTACCAGAAGCTCAAAGAAAACTTGGATTGTCAATTAATGGCAGTAACCTCTGCAATGAAATCCATCTCGCAACAAGTGAAGAACGCACAGCAGTCTGTTGCCTCTCCTCAGTCAACCTTGAAAAGTACGACGAGTGGAAAACAAGCGGAATGGTTGGAGACCTTATCCGATTCTTGGACAACGTGCTTCAATACTTTATTGACAACGCACCAGAAGAACTATCAAAAGCTGTCTACTCAGCTTACAGAGAACGTAGCATCGGCCTTGGAGCAATGGGGTTCCACGGATACCTACAAAGCAAAGGGATAGCTTGGGAGTCATGGCAAGCGGCGAGTGAGAACTATGGAATCTTCAAAGACATCAAAGCCCAGTCTCTTGAGGCCACCTACTCGCTCGCTATGGAGCGTGGTGAATGTCCTGACGGGGTGGGTTATGGTGTTAGAAATATGCATCTGTTGGCTGTTGCTCCTAACGCTAATTCTAGTATCCTATGTGGGTGCTCTGCTAGCATTGAACCACGCATTAGCAACTGCTATGTCCATCGTACTCGTGCCGGTAGTCATACTGTTCGCAATCCGTACTTGGAGGAACTTCTAGATGAGAAGGGGCAAAATACAAAGAAGGTGTGGCAGAGCATACTTGAGAACGAGGGCTCTGTACAGCACTTGGAGTTCCTATCCGATGACGAGAGGGATGTATTTAAAACAGCGTTTGAACTGGATCAGACATGGGTTGTCGAACACGCAGGTAAAAGACAAGAGTTCATTTGTCAAGGACAATCAGTTAATGTGTTCTTCCCGGCGGGTACTGACAAGGCTCTTGTTAATCAGGTACATCTCAAGGCATGGAAGGAAGGGCTTAAAGGATTATATTATCTTAGGACGACTGCTGGTGTTACAGCGGAGAAGGTTGGCACTAAGGTAGACCGTAATGCACTGAAGGACTTTGAAGATGATGAAGTCTGTGTGAGTTGTCAGGGATAGCTATTATCCGCATAAAAGTGGGAGTACATTACATATAATGTAATTATCTATGCATAGTATTCCTATGCAAAGGAGCTAACATGAAAACCAAAGCAGGAACAATTGACGTTAAAGACTACGTTGAACATGAAGATGGTAGTGCAACACTGGTTGTCGATACAGACTCCGATGCTACAAGACTGTTGGTTAGTATCGGACTAAGGCGATTGCTTGAGATGGCTGTAGATAAAGAGAATGACGAGTATAAGTTTGAGGATGAGGATGACAGAAGAAGCACAGAATCTACTTAAGAGATTAGATTTAATCAAAGACAGTGACCCGTTTAACAAACGACTATTGAACGATTGTTTTGATACAACAGCAAAACTAGTACAAGAAGTAGAACGCCTACAATACCACAACAATAATCTAATGAATGTAATCTATCAGAACCAATCAGAACTGGAGAACTAAATGAGCCTACTGGAGTCAAACACCACCTACAAACCCTTTAGCTACCCTTGGGCAGTGACCTACGCCACAGAACACGAGAGGATTCACTGGATTGAAGATGAACTGGAACTGCAAACAGATGTCAACCATTGGAAATCCGGTGCACTATCGGAGCAAGAGAAACACCATATTACCCAAATCCTGCGGCTTTTTACGCAAAGTGACGTTGCGGTGGGAACAAACTACTTGGAGTATTATATACCCAAGTTTAAGAACAATGAGATCAGGGCGATGCTTACGGCCTTTGCAGGTCGAGAGTTCATCCACCAAAGAGCCTACGCTCTCCTGAATGACACCCTAGGGTTGCCTGAGGAGGAGTTCAGTACGTTCTTAGAGTATCAACAAATGTCTGCAAAAGTGGAGTTCATGTCCGATATTGACGTACATAGTCACTCAGGCACTGCCTTGGCAATCGCTAGGTCAGTCATGAATGAAGGTATGTCGTTGTTCAGTGCATTTGCAATGCTATTGAACTACCAGAGATACGGCAAGATGCCGGGTATGTGTACTGTCGTTGAGTGGTCAGTACGAGATGAGTCACAACACGCTGAGGGTATGGCTAAGTTATTCCGGGCGTTCTGTGAGGAACACCCAAGGGTTGTCAATGATGATTTTAAGAAAGATATCTACGAAATGTTCCGTACTGCAGTCAAACTGGAAGACAAGGTTATTGACCTTGCGTATGAGATGGGTGACTTGGAAGGTCTCACGGCGGCAGATGTCAAGCAGTACATTCGCTACCTCGCAGACCGCAGACTACTCCAACTTGGTCTTAAGACGAACTGGAAGGTTAAGGAGAACCCTCTCCCGTGGATGGAGGAGTTGCTTGGTGGTAGTTCTATTTCCAACTTTTTTGAAAAGCGAGTCACAGATTACAACGCACACGGATTGGAAGGAGAAGACTGGGGTTGGTAAGGACGTATAAGGTTTACTGTGGACAGAGGTACATAGGGACTTACAGAGCCAAGGACGGCACCTCAGCAATCAAGCAATCACAATCAGGACAAACAGGAAATGCAAAGCATTTATATAGGGCGGTAGAGATATGATGGCAATGAGATTTCACCACGTTTTTGGACTGTCAATTGAGACTGTCCAGTCGCAACCAGTATTGGGTTGGAAAGCAAATGAAGACATTGATGATGCTCAAGTGTACTTCTTTGATGGATTCGTCATCAATATCCCATTTGTTAAAATTATGATCGGGGATATCTTTGAGGTTTTTGAGTAGGGTTGGGTGGACTCTGACTTTTGGCTCCTTCGGGAGCCTTTTTTTATTCTTGCTCTTGGGCACCCGATAGCATTCCTGAGGCCACAGGGGCGGCCACAGTGCCTACATTAGCACCTGCAGAAATATAGTCCTGCGCTTTAGGCGTCACAGGCCGTCTTACGTCTTCATACACACGACCTACAGCATCACTAGGTGTCGTAGATTTACTTTCTTCCGGCTTAGCGAAGTTCTTCTTGATTGGTGGAGTAACTACAATCATCTTCTTCGCACCGGGGGCACCAACACCTACCAAGTCGTTGACATCAGATACCTGAGCAATCACATCACCAGTGCGCTCAACCTTGTAGACAATATTCACACCGCCAAGCTCATAGGCACTTGAGGATACTGAGTCAGTAATGAAGACATCAGGATCATCTTTTTGGTCTTTACGGCGAACTACTTTAAGCCCTTTGGCTTCCAAGGCAGACGCAAGTTCGTCATTAGAGTTAAAGGAGCGACGTGGTTTGTTCTTGAATGCCGCTGAGACAACATTACCGACACCGAAGGCATTCTGTGAGCCTACTTCTCTTGAGACTGCCTTGGTGAGCTCTCGTGTCAATTGTGTAGGATCAGTGATCTGAAGTAAGTCTGGATTGTTGTCAAGTGTTCTCTTAATGATCTTACGACGCTCAGGTGTCAGCTTACCTTCACCTCGCTTACCCATATCGTACAAGTTCAAGAACGACTTAGAATCTGTAAATCCAGTGTCTGCTTGGAACACTGAAGGGAGCTTACGGGCAGTCGTTGACTTAAACATGACATCACTCATGAGGTCTCCCGCACCCTCAGTTGCCTTAGGCTGTCTAACGATCATTAAGAAGTTATCGTCAGGCTTAATTCCCCAGTTAGACATAATCGTCCTGAAGAATGGCCCTGCGTCATCCTTGGTGTGACCTGTGAGTTTGTTAAAGTCATTAAAACTAAAGACACCTTCGTGAGTGAAGAAGTCATCGTCCAGTTTCTTGAGAGTCTCACTAACGTTACCGTACTGGCTCCCTAAGATACGCTCATAGGCGGGTTGTCCGTAGAGTGTCTGTAGTTTGTTCTTGTTGGGCATATCCGCAGTTGACAAATCAGTCAAAGTCTTACTCACACCTTTCTCACGCCATTGTGCTTGCCCTGTGGGTGACATAGATTGCTTAAGTGAGTTGGAGAGCCCTAACGCAAGTCCTTTGCTAATCGCCTGTACACGAGACAATCCTTTCTCAAACTGGACTGCCTGTGTAGGGTACTTCTGATACAACTCAGGGCTCCGGGCTTTAGCACGGGCTTCAGCATCTGGCGTTGGTAGATAGAACTGAGTCTTGTACTTACCTGTCGTTGGATCAAAGTCGAAGTCCATCTTGTTAGGTAAGTTCGCTGACAACTTATGCATTGCCGCTTTAGGGTTCACGGCTGTACGAGCAGGGAACAACATAGAGGACGCACTGGTAGCCTCCTCAACGCCTCTCATAGTCCGTGGGAACTGTTGCTGTAGGGCACCATAGCCTTGACCTACTGCTTGTCCTACAGGCGTTTCTGCGAGGTATTGAGTACCTTGGGCAATCTTCTGCTCGACAGGATCGGGGATAAGCGCACTAACGGCATCACCGATCATTCCACCACCTACCCCGGCTTGACCTAAGAGCAACTCAAGGTAATTACGATCACCTGAGTCGTACTCTTGTGATACTTTGCGTAGTTGTTCTCTGTAATCAGCCATTACGGAGCTATTCCTTGCATTTCTTCTTCAACAGTGTTAGTGGCACCAAAGAGCATTCCACGAGTCGTAGGCAATTCACTTAAGACCGTACCGACACCCTTACGCACACTTGGGCGTGTGACTCCATAAGCACCTGCGGCTGTCAAGCCACCCACAAGACCAACCTCAGAACCTAACAGGCTTGGGATCATACCTGTACCACCGGCGGCACTCATAGCCATAAATGGGTGTTGATTAATGAACTTAACTGTGTTTTCAACCATCGACCCTTCACGAGCCATATTGTATGCGAGGTTGTCTTTAGCAAGCATTAGGTTATGCTGACGACGCATAGATGCCTTGATTGCATCATCAGGTGCCACAGACTCCATCATGTTGTTTAGACTGTTACGAATAGACGCAACCATCTCACGACTAACGTCACCTTCGTGTACGTCTTTCTTGAGCAGTGTCGCTACGTTCTTGTCAAAGTTCTGGCGGAGCTTAAGAAGTTCTTGAGGCTTACCATTGAACTCCTTGAGTGCTTGACGGTAGGCTTCTTGTAGGTTACCACGGAGATTACTGAACTTCTCTGTAGCAAACAGAGGGTTCTTCTGTGTGTACTCTTGCATTGCTTTAGTGACAACAACATTAACATCTTGCTTAGGAATGTACTTATACTTAGAGTTTGCAAGGCTCTTGTTGATGTCTTGTGCTAGTCGTCCAATCTCTTGGTTGATAGAACCCATGATCTTCTTACGGCTTGATGACTCTGAGACACCTTTAAGGCTCACTACAGTATTTAAGATTGAGTCTTCACGGTTCAATGTAGTCTGCATATTCTTAGGCAGACCCATCTCACGCACACGGAACTCTTTAGCAGATGGTGTTTGATTCAAGACGTACTTAGCAAGTGTTTCTTTCTCTGCCTTGATGCCGCTTTCAACAAGTTTCTTACCTGCTTGACCCTTAGGCAACATTCCAGTACCGACTGTGACGATATCACCGAAGTTGTCTTTAGCTCGCTGTGGTAGTTCTTGATACGCTTGTAGAAGACTCTTAGCAGTATCAGTCTCCATCAACTTAGTGCCACCTGCGGCAATCTGTTCTTTGAGGAAGTCTTCAACCTGATCTGGCGTAAGTGCACTTAGGATTGTCATTGCACCTTCACCGACAGTGTCAAAGACAGAACCAACACCAAATCCAAGACCACGCAGTGCTAACTCAGGATAAGTAATTTCACCTTCCTCGTACATTTTAACACTACGTTCGACTTTCTCAATACGCTTACCAATCTGCGTACCGACACGACCAAAGAAGCTATCAGGGTCAACGTCAGGTTCTTGCACAGGCGTAAATCCTTGCGGCATATTGGCAGGGACGGGAACGTCTTGGTTAGGTGCAGGAGTAGGGATATCTACTCGTGAGAATCCCGGAGGTAATTGAGCGGCCATATGGACTCCTATGGTTCGTAGCGTGTACCGTCGGCGTTATACCATTCGCCACGATATTCGTAGATTGTGTTTCCTTGTCCGTCACTAGCGGCACTCTCAGCACGTTCAGGAGAAAACGACGGAATAAAGACTTCAGGTGCCTGAAGCATATAAGATTCTTTAGAGTAGAACGATCTATCCCAAAAGCCTTGACCAAGTGAATTGACACGCTTATTGTATTTTTCAAGTTGATGGATATCAATCGCCATATTAGCCCGTAAGATGGCTTCCATACCTGCAGGAGTCAAGTTCTCATCACCACCCGCAATCGACATCGCTGTAATCAAATCTCGATCAGAAATTGCTGTGCCAGAACCGAACATCCCAGAAGCGAGTGCTTCACCACCAAGTTTCTTCGCCCGTGCCATTAATAATTCGGTACGTTCTACTGACTGATCGGTGTCAAGACCAAGAGTCTGCTCAAGTAGCTTAAGTGCTCCTTGGCGGGTCTTAGGTAATGCACCGATGTTAACATCACCAGAAGCAAGGATTCGTAGTGCGTCGTTGGCTGTGTTGATTCGACTAACTGTGGCGTTTGCTTTCTCAAAGTCAGTATCTAGGCGTTTTGCTGTGTCTCCTAATAGTGGCTCTACACGTTTCTCTTCCAACGCCATATCGTAAGCGGCTTGTAAGTCGCCGTTAGTGAAGTTCTCTGCTAAGTATGTGACACGTTGCTCAAGTGTGCTTTGTTCCTTTTTATACGCATTCTTCAATCGTACTGCTTCAGCAACCTTACCACGAGCCATAAGAGCCTCAACAGCATCGTTAAGACCGTCTTCTGTATTTAAGTCAAACTCACCTAAGGCACCGCCTAAGAGTGTCTCAGCGTCAAACTTAGCTTCGTCAAGTTCAATCTGACGTTCTTTTAGGCCAAACAAGTCACGTTGTAATTGTTCACCACGAGCGGCAGAAGCACGGTCAAGTAGTTCTTTTTGACGCTTAGCAATTGCTTCAGACAACGCAAGTGTTGCTTCTAATGGAGCCCCTGCTTCCTGCATACGCTTAAGTGCTTGCCTCATTGACTCGACGTTGCCTAAGTCAAGATCACTAGCGGCTTCTTGTACACGCTGTGCCTGAAGTTCTTCTCCAGTCAATCCTAGGCCACGAATGGCTCTTTGCGTCTCAGGAGTAGCTCCTGCCATACCTGCAAACTGTCCTGCGGCCCCTGCGAGTCTCCTAGGCATCTCAGCCATTCCTTGAGTTGTACGAACCATAGACTGATTAGCTAAATTCGTAAGCAATCCTGGGATTGATGTAGTGCCTTGAGGGATCTGAGAACGCATTCCCATTGCTTGCTCTGTAATACGCTGACGTTGTTCCTCTCTAACTTGAGTCGGAGTCTTGAGCATATCAAGGATCATAGACCTAGCTTGAGCCATTATGCTTCTCCCCTAAAGTAACCGTATTCATCAAAGAACTGCGAATCGCTTAAGTTTGCATCTGATGTACCGCTAGACTCACCACCGAAGCCTAAGATGTTCATAAGTCGATCATATGGTGATTGTGTCTGTCCTTCAGCCATCTGTACACCGAAGATTTGAGCCAAGGTGTTACCAAGTGCCTGTGTACGAGCCGCTTCAACATTGGCCGCACCAGTGAGTCCTGCCGCCTGTGCTTCAAGACCTGCAATACCACCTTTGTAAAGAGCTTCTTGAGATCCAAGGCGGCCACTAACGATTGGTTGCTGTAGTTGTACTGATGGTGTCATAGCCGCAAGTGCTTGCGCTTGTGGAGTGTAACCCGCTGTCAACATACCAGAGATGTTCTGGATGTTCTGACCAGTCAATGCACCTGCTTGTGTCAACGATGACAGGATGTCTGCAGTCTCTTGTTGGCGACGTGATTCTTCCATAGCCATTAACTCAGGAGTTGCACCACCGTACAACATTGAGCTTGTACCTAGGCGACCTTGAGCGGCCAAGCGTTGCTCTAAAGCTAGACGCTCACGCTCATAACCCGGCTGACGCATTTGCTGAATCTGACTGTAGAGTTGGTCAGGTGTAACTTGAGCACCCGGAATAGCACCTTGGGCGGCACTTAAGAGGCCCTCTTGAATTGCCTGAGGTGTTTCTGCAAGTGTCTGTGTGTAACCACCAGTAGGGCCAATCGCAGTTGTACCTGTACCGGTTGTTACTGTGAATGGTTGGAACTCTGTAGCACCTGCGGCCTCTTGACCAATCGCAGTACCACGAGCACCCATTGTTGTTCCGATGTCTTTAAGTTGGCTGATTGCCTCCTCAGACATAGTATAAGGCAAGACGGCACTAGCGGCCATCCCGGCACCACCTAGGAGTCCTGAGAGACTTGAAAGATCAATTGCCATTAGTAAGTTCCTCCGTCAATTGTACCTGCTGTTAAAGTACCTGTAACCGTGACGGTCGGTGCAGTTACTGTTCCTGTAAATGTCGGAGATGCTATATCTGATTTAGTTGCTACTGCTGTTTGAATAGCATCAAATTCAGAATCAATCTCAGAGCCTTTGATAATCTTGGCGGGGTTACCAGATGCCAAAGAGTCCTTGACTGTAAAGTTAGTTGTCTTAGTATAGTTTGACATTAGATAGTCCTTCCTACGATAGCCTGTGCTGTGAGTCTCTGAATTGAAACTTGTGATCCGTTGATCTCTGCTTCAACACCAAGTTGTACGACCTGACCGCCACCACTAGCGTTTACTGTCGGACGGTTTACCAAGACCCCTGCGTTAAATTCACCAATGTTATATTCTGCAATGTTGTACTCTGCGATAACCTGAGTAGACAACGTAAATCGTTTCTTCTTGTAAGCATATGAATAGTCATAGCCCCAGTTAAGCGTCACATCTGTTGCACTACCACCAATTACTGTGATCTTAAGGTTCTTAAGGAGCTTAAGGTTACTAGGAGCACCAAAGTCAATGTAGTTGGTAAAGTACGACATTTGGTACGCAGAGCCATTGTCTGAGTAACCATCGTACTTAGCAATACCTAAGCCCTTCCCAAGCAACAACGTCCCGCTACGGGTTCTACAGAGAGCCTGAGGGCCAATTGTGTCCCATTGGGTTACACGGTGTGCTCCGTCTTGGAGAGGAGCTCTCATGTCAAAACAATAAGTGATGTTTGTTGTTGGTAAGTGTAATAAATAAAATGCTTCTTCTGGTGAGTAAACCGAAAAGATATTCGCTGATTCAGACAGAATGTAGTTTGTTAGCTCAGTCCGAATGTTGCTTGAGATGTCAGTCATTGGTGCTGACTTCTCTTGGACTGTACGCTTTAAGCTACGAACACCTGAGTCACTTAGGAAGATTAAGTCTGTTCCTGTGACTTGTACAGAATCTCGTGCGATACAACCAATACCAACAATGGTATCTGCTAGTTTCATAGTCGCAGGGTCTTCAGCACCAACGTACAAGAGAATCTGGCGTTTACCGAAGATTGCTAGGATTCCGTTGTGTACCGCCAGTGCAGTAATCTCATCAGCCCCATCAGGCCACACCTTAGATATATCTATAGAACCAGACGATCCTGTATCCCACTTAACGCCAATGAGTAAGTCTGACCAATATACAGTTGTGTTATTGGTTGACGTTTTGGCAACCCACAGTCGACCAAAGCCAGACTGCACAATATTACCGCTAGGCACCGTACCAGAGTAGTCTGGGTGTGCAGATACTTCATCACAAGTCGTCCCATTATAGTAAATAGGATCAGACCCCTCACGGAACAAGTAATGCACTCCGTTTAAAGTAGCGTGATCGTATAGACCATCGGACACTGTGTGTGACGCAGGTGTAATATCAGTTAATGTAGTTGTGCCTTTGTAGATAGCTGTAGCACTGCTTGAGATAACTTCGGTAGTTCCATCAGACTTAACGAACTCACCAATCGAGACAATACTGTCACCACCAGAAGTAGTTTCGTATGTCCATCCCTTACGAGCACCAATACGACCAAACTGGTCAATAACACAATTCTCAGCAACCAATGCAAACTGCTCAGGTAATGACGTAGGTGAGTCTTGAGTGTTTAACCCAAAGAAACCCGGTGCTTGAATTGCAATACTCTGAAGTGGTTTTGCCATTATACAGAAGTCCAGACTGTCTCATCAGGGCTCAATCCGGCATCAAAAGACACAGCATTGTTTAGTTCATTCTGTGCAAAGAGTGCCTGTTCCGCCGCAGATTGTCCTCCTGTCTCACCACGCTCACGGAGAGCATAGGAGTAAGCCCATTGGATAATAGGAGAGTCTGGAATTAAAGTTGATTCTGAATCGGTTGTTAGATTACCAGTACGTTTTACGGTATAGACATTAAATGTCTCGACTGCCGCAGGTGTCCGATATAAGCGAATCTGAGCGTCGCCATTACCATCAAGCCCATCGACAGCAAAATAAACCACAGGGCCAACAGCACTGTCAGACTCAAGATTTAGTTGACGAATACGCTGAAGTGATTCCTGAGGGATGTTTATATTCCGTGTTTCATTGTGCACATAAAGAATCTTTGAGCGAGTAGTAAAACCACTCAACGAGTACACAGGATCATCTACAGTCGTAGTAATTGTATAGGTGTGCCTAAGTCCCGTCCAGTCCCAAGTGTCTTCGACTAGACGTTTAGCATCATTAACAAAATCACCAATGAGCTTAGAGTAGTCACTCTCGTCTACAGTAGTAACTTCTTCTTCCCTAAGTTTTCTTAGGACTGCATTAACAAGTTGTAAGTACGTCATATGTGTATGATACCATATTTTAAGTTAAATGTCAAGCAATTTTTCCAGACTCAAGTAATTGTCTTGAGAATGGAGTCTCATCATCGCCTAAGAAATCTAGGTCGGGCTCTAAAGAAGCAATCATTTCACCTTCAGGTGTGATCTTTTCTCCGGGGTATGTCTCTGTCATCTTAGCCCACTGTAGCTCAAAGTCTAGTCGTGGGATGTCAATGTTTAAGTCTGGCAAGTCAACCCCCATATCCTGTAGGTCTGCTAGGTCGTACCCTCGTGCATTAAAGTCACCTAGGTTCATACCTGAGGTGTCGATAGCTTCCCAGTTGAAATCCTCAAGTGTAAAGCCTTGGTCAAACAAACCATCAATACCAAAGTCAGGGATTAGCTCATTAGCGAATCTAAAGTTACCTTCAGGGAGCTTAGCGTTAATACCATCCCACGTTGCTTTCCAGTCAATATCTAAGTCTGGAAGATTAACGTCTGGTAGGTCAATATTGATCTCAGGGAAGACACCTTTAAGGAAGTTACCACCTTCTGTGGCTAGGTCTACTGTACCGCCTTGTTCAAAGTAGTCAACCACAGCACGAGGCAATGCTTGGTCTAATGGAACCCCTTTGTCTAAAGCAACACCAAAGTTTAACCCTGCTTGCCCTGCGGCTCTAAGGTTCGGGGTGTCTGCGTTGAGGTAGTCAAGAATCTTACCACCAAAACGATCTACAATAGCCGCTGAGGGATCTTTACCACGAACAACAATGTCAGCACCTAACTTAAGTACATCGTGGTTTTCTTTAATAAACTGAGCAGTCTCAGGTGTAAATGCCGCATCAATAGCGTCATTCGCAAGACCTTCAAGATTTAATTGTTCTGCTACATCGTCACCATAGACACCTATGAGTGCTGTCAGTGGGTCTTGTCCTTCTGCAATGTTCTTTGTTAAGACAACACCATCACGGATACTTTCAGGTAGTGATGCAAAGTTTTGACTATCAAGGACTGAACTAAACACAGCCTGTTCAAGACTAAAGTCAGTATTGACGTAATCACGCCAAGTTGGCTTTCGTGTGCCTGTGCGGCTTTCAGCAAGTGTTCCGGAATCACCAATGGCCTGACCTGAGTCATATTGATCTTTCAGTGCTTGTTCTGCGGCTTGACGCTCACGGAACTCAGTCTCTGTTGTAAACCGACGGTCTACAGTATCACCTGCAATGTTAAGACGTTGTTCAGTTACGTTCTCACCAGTAACAGGGTCTTCCCAAGCAGTCGCAGTAATCAGAGGTGTACCGAAGAGTGAACCTGAGGCCGCCGCACGACCACCTTGGAACAGTAAGTTAGCTGAGTAAGCATTCACAGGTGCACCGAAGATGTCAAAGGCGACTGTAGCTAACCCAGTACCACCTACTTGTCCTGCGATGTAGTTAGCGATCCCGGGGCCAACATCTTCAGCCATAATCCTGTCGAACATATCAGGATCACGAACAAGGATTTGACCTGTGTCACGCATAAAGATTTGAAGGTCACCCCTAGGCACCATCTTGCCTGTCTCAGGGTCTTCAACCATTAACGAAGCAAGTTTATCAGCGTACTTAGGGTTTGCATAGATTGCATCAAGAGCTTCAAACTGAGCATCAGCCAGAGCAATGTCACGATCCATTGTCTCTTCCATACTCATGACGTTGCCTTCAGCATCTGAGACAGTCATTACACCTGAGTCAAGAAGAGTCGTCATACGGTTGACAGCACGGTCAACATCGTATAACTGTTGCATTTGAGGGTCTAAGGTATCGTAAACACGACGACCTTGTGCATCGTAAGAGTAGTCAGCGGCTCTATCAATGTTAAAGTTGTAAGTCTTACCGGGTTCTGTGATAGACTCACGGACTGCTACATCTTCGTTGGCAGTATCTGAGCCTTCTGTCGTGACACCTTGAGATGTATAAGAACCACCAGATTCATAGGCGGCAGTCATATCAGCAAACTCTTGCTCGATAGCCGCCATCTCTCTATCCATCTCAGCCTCTTGAGGTGTCGACGGAGCTCCTCCGGCATCTGATGAACTGCTGTCACCACCAAAGCAGTACAGAGATTGCTCTAGCTTTTCTGCGGTGTCTGTATAGTGTCTACCGAAGGGTGACTTTACTAGCATAGTTCTTTGCTCTCCTGAACATCTTAGCCGATGTGTGCTCTGGATGTAATTCTTTAAAACTCTTTGTAAGGCTTTGTATGACGTTCTTTACGTTTCCGTATGGGGCTATAAAGTCAATAGCCCAAAGATCGCCTGTAGAGCCTGTGAGAGCCTCTGAGGTTAGTTTTTGAGTCCCCTCAAGGTAACCTTTGGACACTTGAGGGTCAACCCAAGCCCACGTTACCATCCCTTGTATGTTGTCGTTGTCATAAGCAAACAACGCTTGTTTTTTCTTAAGCAGAGGGAAAATAATTCTCTTGACATCCTCTGCAGTCCACCCACGGTGGTATTTTGAATCTTTTAGTAATTGTATAAAGTCGTGTTGAGTAACAGTATCTCTTACTACCACTTCTTGCACGACCAGTACCTTGCTGTCAGCTTTGATGGTGGATTGGTATCGCATTTGTGTCGAGCACGAAAGCTCTTCCGTCTTTTAGGTTGGTCTTTTTTGATGGTCATGTTGGGATCACCAAAGCGAATCGTCTTAGTCTTGTCACCTTCTTTAGCAACAACAACAAACTTCTTAGAGCCACCCGGTGTGCGCTTAGGCTTGTTGTAACCACTGACACCTGCTCTGGCTAACTTAGGGTCTTTAGACTTAGGCACTTTAGCCCCCTTGGATAATGTTGTTTTCTTCAATCAACGATATAAGCATCGTCATTTGTTGCGTAGCAAATGCAGAAATACTGTCGCCTTCACGCATCATAATGAAAGCATTAATTTCACCACCGATTTGAAAGAACTCTTTAGCTGTTACCGTGTAGCCTTCTAGTATAGAGAAGGTAGTGTCTTGCTCTGCGTTGTAGTAGTCTACTTCTACAGTGCCGTTAGAGCCGCTAGTGTTGGTAATGTACATCAACACCCATTGAGCACTTTTACCGGCAGGGACTGTGTAAAGTGTTTGTGATGTGCCTGTTAAAACAGCACCGTAGCTTTTACGAATCATTTCTTCTTAGCCGTCTTCTTAGCTTGCTTAAATGATTTAGACGTTGGTGCACCCTTGCTACCTGGTTTACGCATTGTCTCACCACTACCGGCTGCAATGCGCTTACGTTTAGCGTGGATGTTAGCGTATAAACCTTTGCTCATTTCTTAGCCTTTTTCTTTCCGTAGCTAACTTTCTTACCTGTTGCTTTGGCCTTGTTCTTAGCCATTGCCATACCCTTCTTAGTGTAAGGATACTCTTTCCCTGCTACTTTTGGCATTATTTCTTCCTTACTGATTCGGCTAAACCGCCGCCAAAGTAAAAGCCAACGATCATCAACATAATTTCTCCAATCCAGAAGTCACCGATAATGGTTTTGACTGCGTTAATGTCACCTTCACCTGCTAACGTCATAGCAAGTACAAGGACAAACATACTGAGAAACACTGCTGTAAACATTAGAGCAATGTAGCGTTGTGCGAGTTTGAATGGAGCATAGGCGTTTATGAGATCAATCTTCGCCTTTGACTTAGCGGCAATAGCTTCCTCATCGGAGGTGTGCATATCATCAATTAGCTCCATTCCTTTCTTGATGACATCACCTGAGCCAAGTATCTTAGAAATAATTCCAATCATGTGGCATTACCTGTTACGTCCGTCTGTACACACACTGCTTCATAGTTGATCTTAGGCTGTGGTGCTGTTGCCATGAAATACTCACGGGCTTCAAAGCACTCGTCCATTGTTGCAAATGGCCCTTGAGGATAGACAGCGTAGCCATCAGCTTGAATTAGGATTGCAAATAATAACCACATAAGTGACCTACTGTTTACTGATCCAGTAGAAGATGTATATCACCAAACCAACGGCTGAGAGAACGCTAATGCCCAAACCAATCCCAACGCACCAATCAACAATCTGTTTCTTGCGTTTAGCTTTCTTGGCTTTCTCTGCTCGTTCAGCGGCTTCACGGCTTTCCTTCATCTTTCTCTGGTAGTCTAACCAATCTGTCCATAACCCGGCTCGCCCTTGCCAGATCATCATTTGTTTCAGAGCCTCCTCATATTCTTTGAGTTGCTCTGTAGCCATGAACGCTTCAAGGTCAGACTTATATCCATGTTCATGTGCTTTCTTTTGTATCTCAGCCTTGAGGCCAAAGTAGTCTGCTAGTGCCTGTCCTGCTTCATACAGTTCTTTACCATTGGCGATGGTTTCTTTAATAACGCCAAAGGCCGCATTAGCGGCGGCTAGTTCAGCTATCATCGGGGCTATCCTTGCCCAATAACCTCTGTACTGTTTGCGTCTCGTAGATCCTTATTGCTGTCCATACTAATGTAAACAACGCCGCCATCGGAGGCAACAGTTCACCAATCGTTCCTACCACAGTGACCACACTTAAACCGTCTACTAAAGTTTTAGTGCTTTCAGTTGCCATCTCTTTCACACTCCGTCCTTAGCTGTCTGCTTCTTGTATGGTTAGCTCACCCGCCTCAACTTGACGCATGATTTCTGCGTAGATCATTGTGACACCTCATCAGCAGGTTCTGGTTCGTTACCTTCAGCCACCCATTCCAGATACTTTTGGTAGTCTGTGTTGGCAGGGTCGAAAGGTATGCAAACTCCATCTGTTGTGCGGATGACTGCATCGTTGAATAGGTTTAATTTGTACATTTTATAACTCCGCACTAAAAGCTACAAAACCATTACTATTCTCAGTAACCATTCTGCCAGCTTGACCAGCAGTACCAGTCACATTTGAACTCGTGTAAACAGTTGCGCCAGATACGCCAAATGCCGTTCCAGTTAAATTATTAAAGTAATCTACTCCGCTACCCTGAGAATACATATAATAAGCGTTCGTTCCTGTTCCTGAATGAAGAGAAGGAGTTGCTCGCATGGTTGTCATAAATCTAGTTGGACAAACCGCTACTCCTGTTGATTCAAAATACCCAGTTCCAATTGTCTCACCATATCCGCTTGCGATAACTTGATAATACCTCTGACAAGCCGCAAGCTCCTCACCGTAACTGCGGTGTTCAAATGGTGTGGCAACAGAGCCGACTTCTAGTTGGACTCCGGTGATGTAGAAGGTTGCACCTGAAGTGGTTACAAGACTGTTTGATTGTCCGTAACCAACCTTGCTGTCTGAGTACGATGACCAAGAAGTATTGTCTCCAGAAGTGAAATTACTTCCTAATCCAAGACCCCATTTCAAATTAAGCCCAAGGCCAGTGTCGTTGTTAATTGTAGCAAGTGTATTTCCTGCAAGCGTAATTGTTTTTCGCTCCCAAGTATCTGCACTGTTGATAGTGTATGTGGAGCCAATAATGTCAGCACCATCGCCCTGATAAATAGAAAATGGATACGTTCCTGTAACAGAAGACCGGACGTAGAATGACACTGTAATGCTATTTGGCGTGGCAGAACCAAAGGCAAGACTCTGGCAGTCTTGAGCCTCAATGTTGTAGTTCAGGATAAACTTTTCATCTGCGGCGAGTGACGATTCAGGAGTAGAAATTGTCAGCTTGAGTGATTGTCCAAAACCGTCAGGCGATTCACTATCCCTTGCCCAAGCAACAGACAATTCATCCATGTTACCGACTTCACCCTTCCACCGATCACAATGAAACCCATCATCAGTAAATGTACCACTCGTCCCACGCTGTGCCACCTGCATCGCACCGTTGATAATCAGGTTGCGTCTACCTAACGATGGTGACGCTGTGGTGACTACCGTACCTGTCTCAGCAGGAACCGTCAGCGATCCTGTGCCGTCAGCTTTCTTGATTGTATCT